TTTACAACCAGGTGGAGCTATTGTGGTTGTAATGACAAGATGGTCAACAAAAGATTTAACAGCACAACTTGTAAATTCTGGAGCAAAAGAAGAGAAAGCAGATCAATGGGAAGTAATTGAGTTTCCTGCAATCTTACCAAACGATAAACCTGTATGGCCAGAATATTGGAAGTTAGAAGAATTAGAAAAAGTAAAAGCATCAGCTGGTATTGCAAAATGGAATGCACAGTATATGCAAAACCCAACTGCAGAAGAAGGTGCATTATTAAAACGTGAGTGGTGGCAAAATTGGGATAAAGATCATATGCCCCCATTACTTCATGTCATTCAAAGTTATGATACTGCATTTTTAAAAAAAGAAACTGCCGACTATTCTGCTATTACTACTTGGGGAATCTTTGCAGAAAATGAAGGAGATCCACAACATATAATTTTACTTGATGCAATTAAGGAACGTTTAGAATTTCCTGATCTAAGAAGACTTGCAAAAGAACAATATGATTATTGGCAACCTGAAACAGTTTTAGTTGAAGCAAAAGCTTCTGGTCTTCCATTGACTTATGAACTCAGACAGATGGGGATACCCGTCGTTAATTATACTCCCTCTAAAGGTAACGACAAACACAGCCGTGTAAATTCTGTAGCCCCTCTGTTTGAGTCCGGAATGGTTTGGGCTCCTAAAGACAGAGAGTTTGCTCAAGAAGTAATTGAAGAGTGTGCATCTTTTCCATATGGAGATCATGATGACTTAGTGGATAGCACTACACAAGCATTAATGCGATTTAGACAAGGGGGCTTGATTATTCATCCAGAAGACTATAAAGATGAGGAACTTCCAAGAAAAAATAAAACTTATTATTGGTAAATGACATTTGTATTTAAACACCCAAGTAAGTATAAAAAACTTACAACAACTGTACCACCAAAATCTGGGCCATTATCACAGGGCTTGAATATTGAGTATAATACTGTTAAAGATGTAAAACTGGAGAAAATTAATGGCAGAAATCGACAAAGCACTTCCAAACGAAGTTAGAAAAGAAATTGAAATAGAAGGTCCTGAAACATCGGCCGAAGAGAATATTGAATTACAAGAAGATTTACCTGATGTAGGTGAAACAGAAATTACACCTATGGAAGATGGAGGTGTAGAAATTAATTTTGAACCAGGAGCCTTCAACCAGGCTCAATCAGAAAATCACTACGACAATTTGGCAGAGTTACTTCCAGAGGAGATATTGATGCCTCTTGGTTCAGAATTATTTTCTAATTATTCAGATTACAAATCTTCAAGACAAGATTGGGAACAAGCTTACATAAAAGGTTTAGATCTTTTAGGATTTAAATACGAACAAAAATCAGAACCTTTCCAAGGTGCAAGTGGTGCAACCCATCCTGTTCTAGCAGAAGCGGTTACTCAATTTCAATCTTTGGCTTATAAAGAATTGCTCCCGGCTCAAGGACCAGTGAGAACTCAAACTGTCGGAGCTCCATCACCTGAAAAATCTTCTCAAGCAGAACGAGTAAAAGAATTTATGAATTATCAGTTAATGGATCAAATGCCAGAATACGAAACTGAGTTTGATCAAATGTTATTTTATTTACCATTATCTGGTTCTGCGTTTAAAAAAGTTTACTATGATGAATTACTAGGACGAGCTGTATCAAAGTTCGTTCCTGCTGATGATTTAATTGTTCCGTATGCAGCTACCTCATTAGATGATGCGGAATCAATTATTCATCGAATTAAAACTTCTGGAAATGATTTAAGAAAACAACAAGTCGCAGGTTTTTATAGAGATATAGATTTAACTGCTGGCTATAATAACGAAACAGATTTAGATAAAAAAGAACATGAATTAGAAGGAATGAAACAATCGGGAAAACAAGAAGATATCTTTACCTTACTTGAATGTCATGTTAACTTAGACATCGAGGGTTTTGAAGATCGAGGGCCCGATGGGGAAATAACTGGTATCAAATTACCATACATTGTAACGATTGAAGAAAACTCTCGACAGATTTTATCAATCAGAAGAAATTATGAAATCGGTGACGCTTTAAGAAAAAAGATTTCATACTTTGTTCATTTTAAATTTTTACCTGGTTTAGGATTTTATGGATTTGGTTTAATCCATATGATCGGTGGATTATCAAGAACAGCAACATCAGCTTTAAGAAGTTTATTAGATGCAGGAACTTTATCAAACTTACCTGCTGGATTTAAACAAAGAGGAATCAGAATTAGAGATGATGCACAATCTATACAACCTGGTGAATTCAGAGATGTAGATGCTCCTGGCGGAAATATAAGAGATGCCTTTATGACACTTCCGTTTAAAGAGCCAAGTGCAACACTTCTTCAACTTATGGGTGTCGTTGTACAAGCTGGTCAGCGTTTTGCTTCCATAGCTGACATGCAAGTAGGTGAGGGTAATCAACAAGCTGCGGTGGGAACGACAGTCGCCTTGTTAGAACGTGGATCAAGAACAATGAGTGCGATTCACAAAAGATTATATGTATCACTTAAAAATGAATTTAAATTATTAGCTAGAGTATTTAAACTATATCTACCACAAGAATATCCTTATGATGTTGTGGGTGGTCAAAGAGTAATTAAACAAGCAGACTTTGATGACAAAGTAGATATTTTACCTGTAGCAGATCCAAATATATTTTCTCAAACTCAAAGAATATCTTTGGCTCAAACAGAATTACAATTGGCTCAATCAAATCCACAAATACATAATTTGTATGCAGCATATAGAAATATGTATGAAGCACTGGGTGTAAAAAATATTGATTTAATTTTAAAAAAACCTCAACCACCAATGCCTAAGGATCCATCATTAGAACATATTGATTCATTAAGTGGTATTCCATTCCAAGCATTTAAAGGACAAGATCATAGAGCTCATATTACAGCTCATGTAAACTTTATGGCTACTAACATTGCAAAAAATAATCCTGTAATTAATGCTTCATTACAAAAAAATATATTTGAACACATTTCATTAATGGCTTTAGAACAAGTTGAAATGGAATTTGTACAAGAGATACAACAATTACAAGCAATGCAACAAAATCCACAAGCAATGCAAAACCCACAAATGCAACAAATGGTTATGCAGTTGAATATGAAGATTGAATCTAGAAAAGCTGTGCTAGTTGCAGAGATGATGGATGAATTTTTACAAGAAGAAAAGAAAATTAATGGTGATTTTGGTAATGATCCTATTGCAAAATTAAAATCAAGAGAGCTTGATATTAGAGCACAGGAAAATTCTAGAAGAAAAGAAGTAGATGAAGAGAGAATTAATGTTGAAAAGATGAAAGCAATGATGAATCAAATGACTGATCAACAAAAATTACAACAAAATGAAGAATTAGCTAATTTAAGAGCAGATACTTCTATTGAAAAAACTATTTTATCTGCAGAATTAAAAAATAGAGGTGGAATGTAATGAAAAAAACAGAAAAAAAGATAGCAAAAGTCATGAGAGAGTTTAAAAAAGGTAAATTACCCATTGGAAAATCTAAAAAACCTGTTAAAAGTAGAAAACAAGCAATAGCAATCGCTCTTTCTGAAGCTGGAAAGAGTAAAACTAGGAGAAAAAAATGAATAAGTTTGATAAATTAGAAAAAAAAGTTCCTATGCCTAAAGGTGGCAAAGTTAAATCTGAATATCCTACTGGTGGAGTTGAAATTCCTACTCCAAAAGCAGGTGAAGTCATGTCTGAAAAAGTAAAGGGACAAAAAGTAATGCCAGAAAAAGTAAGAATCGCTAAGTGGTACTAATATGTGGTTTAGCGCTATTAAATTAGCCGTTCAAGCTGGCTCACATATTTATAAGAACAGACAAGAAACTAAAATGTTGATGTCTGATGCACAAAAACGTCATGCTTTAGCTATGGCAAAAGGTGAGCAAGAATACCAGGGCAAATTATTAGAATCAAGAAATTCAGACTGGAAGGACGAGTTCATTTTATTATTACTCTCGGCTCCAATTGTTATGTTAAGTTGGGCAGTCTTTTCAGAAGACCCAAGTGCGATGGAAAAAATGAAATTGTTCTTCGATTATTTTTCACAACTACCTTTTTGGTATCAAACAATTTTCGTGGGAGTAATCGCGAGTGTGTATGGTCTTAAGGCAACAGATTTAATTAAACGTAAATAGGAGAAAACTATGAAACCAAAAAAGAAAATTCCTGCTGGTAAAAAAGGTAAAGGAATAAGAGCTCTTAAAAAGAAAGCTCCACAAGTAGCTAAAAGAATGGGCTACAAAAAAGGAATGAGGGCTTGTGGCTAAAAAATTAACACCGTCTGAAAAATATAAACAACTTAAAAAACATACTGAAAATGCTGGTATGAAAGTTGTAGAAAAAGATGGTAAAATAGTAGTTACCAGAAAGAAGAAAAAATAATGATTAAAAATTTTAAAGATATAGTAATATTATTAATTACAACTGGTGTTCTAATTTTATTGGGTACTATTATTATTGGAGATTATATTGTAGCACTAGAAGAAAATAGACCTGTAGATGAATCTGTAATTACACTTATGAAAATGTCAGTTACAGGATTGATTGGAGTTATAGGTGG